TCTGTGTGGTGAGACAGTAGCAACACAATCTTTTCTTGCTTCTGCAATAGAAATAACTTTATTTGCTTTAGCTTGTGATTGAGACTCATCATCTAATCCAGGACCCATGATGATATAATCTACTTCGACTTCGTCCTTATTCGAAAACAAATTATATGCAGTATTCAAATCACCAAGTGTGGCTTCCATTCCACCATTTGCTGAGTAGTCAGCACCACCACCAAACACATAACTTACATTTCCGATAGAACTAAAGGTAACACCTTGTGCTTCTTGACCCCAAAGACCAGCACCCTCAGTAACTGGAGTAAATGATGATGAGAAACCAGCTGCAAGTGGTTGAGTATTCCAGTAAGTATCTTCTCCTTGTGAAGGGTTCTTACCTGCATAAACATACTCTGAATTGTCAGCAATATAGTTCTTATAGTAAGTCTTTGTTGGTGCATCACCATCAGCAGTTGCGTCAGAAGCCTTAGAAAGATTCAAGAACCTCTCAAGGATATTACCTTGAATACCACTTACTGAACCAGTGTCATCAACAACTGCAACGTGGATACCATCGTTAGAACCATTTCTGGAACTTGAGTAGTTACCTGTTACAGGTCTTGGTGCCAGTGACTTCCAATATACCGTAGAATTGGTTAATCCAAGGGTTTGTTGGTCGTACCAATCAACAACTGTTGTGGCGGATTGTGTAGAACCTGTAGTAATACCACTATTATTCACAAAGGAAATGGTATCAGATGCTTCAACAGAAGCTGCTGGATTACTTTGTTGATAAGTAATACTTGTTTCTGTACCTGCGGAAGAAACTCTTGATGTTATTTTAACATCAATTGTACTATTACCATTGGTTGTATCTGTGGTAACACCAGTGATAATTCCTTTGAGATAACCAGTAAAGGATGAAGTTGAACCTGCTCCAGGAATAACAACATCATCAAGAGAAACGGTAATACCAAAACCGACCTTTCCTCCAGATGCCCCAACATCTGTAGTATTAATTCCAATCGTTTGGTCTGCTGCGTTGTCAATAACACAAACTCTCAGTTTGTCAGCCCACTTACCAGGGTTCTTACCTGCCCAGTTAAATGAAGTGTCTGTAGTATGGTTGGCTTGATAGTCGTCGTAATTGTCAATTCTGAGTGAAGTAGTTGATGCTGCTCCAGCTCCTGCATTTGAATTGTTAAGAGTGGATCCACCAACTCTTGCAACTTTAAGTACACCACCGTATGAAAGGTATGAGGATGCGGTCATCCAGTACTCATACTGTCTATCAGTAGAGAGTGGTTTACCAAAAGTTTGAATAAGTTCTTGTTCTGTTGAAATATCAATAGCTTCGTTTACAGGTCCAATTGAAAAAGGACCAGCAATTGCACCGATATTATCGAGAACATTATCAGCTCTCCCTACGGTTAAATCAACTTCTCTGACCAATACGCCAGGAGATAATTGAGGAGTCGCCATTTTTTTCTCCGTGATCTCAGTTTATCTGAAAATATTTATGAAAATGGGTGTTTTCAGTGGGGAAACGTGACGTGTTCCAAAAAAGTTACCAGTTGGGATAACTACCAATCAGGATATACATCTTTAATTCTAGGAACTGGGTTGTATGGTATATCTGGTTTATTTCTTTTTTCTCTAACTCTTTTGATAGTACACTCTTTACATTCATAAGAATATGATGATGCAACAGGTCCTCTATCTCTCCTAGTTCTATAAAACCCTTCTATTAGATTTTTTATTTCGCCACAAGTTCTACACTTCCTATCATTCAGAAGTAAGTGACCAAGTTTAATCTGACCATCTAAATCCATCAGTAATTCCAGAGTTCCCAACCACCTGCAGTGTTACCGTACTCATCCATCTGATGAGTATACCATCTGTCTCCATCTTCATCTACAAAGTTATCATCAGCCAAACCATCATCTAAGAATCCAAATGGTGCCATATCCTGTTCAATCTGATTCTTCTGTTCTTCATATAATCTTTTTCTAACATCTTGGTCAGTCAGTTCTTTGAAATAGTCTTGTGCAACCAACCAAGCATAAATGACCAAACACATTGCCAAGTCATCATTACAACCCTCTTCTGCTTCAAAGGAGTTGTGTTTCTGAATAAATGTAGTCAGTTCTGAGATAGTGTCATAATCACAAAGGAGAAGTTTATCTTCTTCAATCAAAGTCTTCAGGTTGAATGAACCAACCTTTTTCACAGTCTTAGACATCTTTACACCTAACTGTGTCTTCTGTCCCGAAAATCCTTGTCCAACAATCTGACCTGCACGACCTCTCATCGAACACATCAACAGGTTCTGATACTCAAGGTCATACTGAAGAATAGATGCCACCTGATCACCAACGTCATTGACCTCACATAAGATAAAGGCTTCATTGAAATTCTTTGCCACCTCATAGATGACACTAGGAAACAACATTGGTTTAATAGTGTTATCTCTATACTTTGCTACTACTTTGTGAGGGAATGTTGTAATATCAACAACCATAAACGCAGAGTAGTCATTACCGACACCTCTAGCAACGTCAACTGATATTACATAATCATGGTCTTTCTGAGGGTTTACATATAAATCTAATCCAGCATTTCTTTGGATAGGATTTTCATACACCATCGTCTTGAGTTTAGATGGCGCAATCAGTGTGTCAACAGAACCAAGGAACTCGCACTCAAACTCAACCTTGAACTGTTGTTCTGATGTGTTCTTGATAGTCTGTTCTTTCCAGACTTCATCTCTACCAGGAACCTGAGACCAGTGAACATCAGTTGGTGTGTAATCGTTTTGACCTCTCTCCGCATCATGCCACATACGGTAGAAGTGATTCATACCATGTGGAGTAGAAACAATAATTACCTTCGTTGATTTACCAGAAGTAATAGTAGGATAAACAGAGGCAAAGAACGAGTCAGCAACGTGATTTGGAACGAACGCGAATTCGTCGAGAAAGAGGATGTTAAACGACATACCTCGGACAGCAGATGCAGATGTAGAAGCTGCCAATATCTTACTGCCATTTTCTAACTCCAAACTACCTTTGTTCCATGCAAGAATACCCTGTTGCATCCATCTCGGTAAGTTCTCATAAGCAATTTGTAACCTACTGAGAAGTTCTCTTGCAGTTGATGCTTTGTTTGCTAGAATACCAATATTAACACTATCATTAAAAATTGCATAATGTAATAGAAAAGATACCACGGTGGTAGACTTACCAGTCTGTCGTGGCATCTTACAGATATTAAACCTTTTTTCGTGAAAGTTTCTTACCAGTTTTTCCTGGAAGTCGTACATTTTGAAGGGTTGAAGACCATGGTCCAGAGTTACAATCTGAACATAGTTCTTTGCAAAATATACAGGGTCTTCTTTACATTTGATATATTCTTCAATATTCTCTTGGGTAAATTCAATAGCCGTATTGGCTTTTTTTAAATTTGGGTTGCCCAGATAAATGTCAGCGTTACTCATAAAATTTTATCAGCAGTTCCAGGCTCTAAGGGACTTATTAATTCTGCTAGCAGGATCAGAAGCAGTCTTCTTATTCGTCTTCCAGAGACACTTTTTAGTATTTATTAACCTCCAGGGTTGTTATTGTTATCAATTTCTATTGCTTCCTGAACCAACAGAATATCAAAGGCTGCTGTATATCTTCCGTTGTTTGCTCTGGTTGTCATTCTGACATCAATATCAGACTTCTCTGGAATTTGAACTGGGAATGAGAATGAATAATTGTAATCTCCACCTGTACCAGAAACCTCAAATGAGTGTCCGATTCTGAAGGCACTCTCTCCGTAACGTCTCACAAACAAATCACCAGTGGCATCCGCTCCTGCCTCTGCGCTTGCAACTCCCTGATAAATGTAACCAGTGTAACCAGCAGGAACTGTGTAGATTGCCATCAGTGTTTGAGCTCTCCCAGCAGTGATGAGAAGAACATCAACGCCACCCTTGGTGAATGTTACTGTTCCAACGTTAGCAACACCCTCAGTGATATAAGCACGATAAATACGTCTGAATAAGACAGTTCCAGTTACAGTCCCAGAGGAAGATAATGTAAATTCTTCTGAGGTTTCATTGAAGTCATCATCTAATCCCAAGACTGTGACTTTCTTACCATTATCAGAAGAGTTTGCTTGTGCTGCGACAATAACTCCTGCAGAGTCAAAAGAACTCCAGGGATAAACCGTGTCATTCTTATCCCAAACAGTTCCTGTAGTATTAATGGACATTTGGGGGACAGCACCAAACTTATAAAGTGCCTCTGCCCCTCTGACTTTACCTCTTGATACATTGAGTTTAAAGTCTTCATCCCAAACAAAATATGTTGCCATAATTTAAACCCAATCTAACTTTGCAGGATGATACCTCTTGTCTCCCGTAACTTTCATTGACTTCTCTGAAGTCTCAG